GTATTAGCAGTGCCAGCAGTGCCAGCAGCGCCGCTACCGCCACCTCCCACACCTCCCAAGCCTCCATTACCACTTCCACCACCCAAACCAGTACCCGCACCAGTAATAGTACTGCCTGAACTGCCGCTATTATCAGCAGCACCACCATTGCCGCCATTGCCACCACTCGCAGTACCAGCTATAAAATTAGCAGTACCAGCAACTCCGTTAAAACCACCAGCGGCACTGATAGCGTTAAAACTACTAGCAGTAGCGGCAGCACCTACCACTGCGTTAATTGTTGCAGCGGGAGTAATAATAGTGGTAATAACTATCTTCCCACCACCGCCTCCACCGCCTCCAGTACCAGCAGCAGGTGCACTACTACTACCGATACCACCGCCTCCAGCACCTCCATTACCTCCACCTCCTACTATCACAGCGATAATAAGGTTAGTTTCATCTAGCCTAGGCCATGCTGCGTTACTAGCTAATATTCTAGTATAGCGTAGTAACTCACCAGCTTTTAAGTCCATAGCTAGTACAAAATCTGTGCCGTCATAAACAATATCGGTAACTAAGCCTGTTCCAATAGTACCAGCTGCTACAGGCTCTTTAACCATAACGCCAGCAGCAGTACCTTGATACATCTTAAGCAACTTAGTTCCTAGTCCACTAACGTTGATAGATGGATTAACTCCAGAGCTAGAAGCATGAAAATTAACTGTAAATTTCATGCCAGCAGTATAAGCAGTTTGTGCCAGTGCAGGAGTTAGTACATAAGCATTACCTGTACCAGTAGTAGTGAAATACGTAGGTGTTTGTGAGATAATAGCTTGAGCAGCTAAGTAGTTAGCATCAGCAAAATCTTTGCTGACTGCATGAAACGCCAAACTAGGAGTACCTACAGAGAAAACCTGTCCTGCGCTACCAGCTAATGCAGCCTTCTCTGCATCTAACTCTACAATAGCAGCTTGCACAGTAACTGCTCCTATCCCGCCAGAAGGTGTAAAGCTGACGCTACTAGCAGGTAGCGCAAATCCTTGGGAAGTTAGGAGTGTCCAGTCAGCACTTTTAGTAATCAACTGTATTAGCTGCCCTGGAGTTAGCAACACGCTCCCAACTGCTAGAACAGTATTTCCACCAGCAGCAGCTACTGTAATGTTACCAGTACCTCTATTCCTGATGTAAATAGACATGCCATTACCTACACTAGCTATTAGCGGTAATGTAATTGTATGCCCGCCGATACCTGTGTAATCAAGCAGCTTGCCAGCATCTGCTGCTACTATGCTGTAGTTAGCTGACTGCTCCTTGATTATCTCTTCAGGGGGAATTTCAAATGCTTCTCTAGGAGTACCATCTCCCCAAACTGTAGCTACCATTTAGTTTTCCTCTCTAGTTAATAATTTTAATAATTGTAGGGGTAATCAAAGGCTTCGTACCATTGCTTGGGCTTAACTTTAAGCTGCGTTATAAACTTAGTAGGCACAGGTAATGCTAGGGCTATAGCGCGCAAAGCTACGTCAAGAGAGCTAGATGCTTTTCTTAGTGCATCTACTAAGTCTGCTAGTTGCTGCTTGCTAAGGGCACAGTGAATAGTAGTTAAAGCAATTGCGGGTAATCTTTGCATAATCACACTCTGCTGCTCACTAGATAGCCCCTCTATCTTAAGCAGAACTACTTGGCAGTCGTCAAGCACTATGAAGCTGCCATGCACAAATATAGCCTCGAAAGAGTTTGCTGCTAAGGAGGCTGCATTATAACTAACTAGCATCTACTACCACCAAGTTTCTGTTACCTACGGAGTCTACATAAATAGAGCATACTATCTTAGTATCTTCGGGGTTCCTAAAGGATTCTATACCAGTACCTGCCCCAGATACCTTACCGAACAGGATTGCATTAGCTACTCGCTGCGACTGGTCTGATGTTAAAGAGGAGCTAATAGCTCTAGCACCTACTGCTGACGCTATTTGCACGGGAGTAGCTAATTCATTAAGACCTACGGCTAGAACCTCAAACTCACCTATGCCGTCTCTGCCTGTTATTCCACCTACAGTAGCTGTGGCAAACAAGCTGTAACGACTGCCAGTAGTAAATAGATTTGCAGCAGTTACTGCTATAGCTATTAAGTAAAGCCCCTCAGCTACAAGCGTAACAGGGGGGCTGTAAGCAAGCGGCACTCCCTGCTTAGTAACTGTAACTACTGGCAAAGTATCCGCCGTAGCAGAAGCACCAGTAGTTACATCTGTAGTACCTAGATGCAGGTAAAGAGTTTGCTCTAAAGCTATAGCTGTCATTAGTACTTTCTAAATCTTAGTATGGCTGACCGAATAACCATTGCACCTATAACACGCAGCATAACTATGCCAAGAAGTACGCGACCCACAGTACTGCCAGCAAAGTTAATGGTGCCTGTTAAAGGCTTCTTACTACGCCTGCTGTTACTGCCGATAAAACTAACTGCCCCTGAGAGTAGCTTATTACTTCGTCTAATGGCAGTACCGCTGAAAGTAATGGTTCCTACCAGCAGTCTTTTAACTTGCTTATTTAGACTACCGGCGAAGCTAACAGAGCCAGCAAGAAACTTTTTGCCCTGCTTACTTGCACTGCCTGTAAAGTTAATAGCTCCTGAGAGTAGCTTAAAGAATTTCTTTCTGTTGCTTAGGCTACCTGTAAAGGTAAGGACTGCTAGCAGCAGCTTCTTTCCTTTCCTGCTGGCAGTACCAGTGAAGCTAATAGCTCCTGAAAGCAGCTTCTTTCCTTTCCTGCTATTAGTTCCGGTAAAACTAAGGACTGCTAGCAGCAGCTTCTTTCCTTTAGTACCAACAGTTCCTGTAAAACTGAGCGTACCTGCTAATAGCTTAGTGGTAACTGGTGTAACTGTTACAGCACCGCCTACCTTATCTAGGCCTACCTTGCCCTTGCCTACAATCAGCGATGCCACTAGAGCAACTCCGCTACCGCTGACTCTAGGCGAATATCATTCGCTGCATTAGCTACACTCATGGTCATCTGCACTAACAGCGTTCTGTCTGCGGCATCTGCATCTATAGCTGTCTCAATGCCACTAATAGCGTTAACCTGTGCAGTAGTTAATGCAATGTCCCCCAGTCCTGTAGCTGGTGCTGTTAACGCGGCCAATGCTGGGAACATCACAAAGCCTGTATATTCTTGGTCGTTGTTAGCATGGGCAGTTATATTCATGTGCAACTTCCAAGGCTTGCGAGGTGTACCTGCTGTAGCTGCTCCAGACACGTCTGCGAAGATTACCGTGCCGCCGAAGGAGATTGTTAATGTGATGGTAGGTGTGCCATTATTCATCAACATATCGCCAGCCAGCTTTAGTTCAAGAATCCTACCAGTTACTAGCAACCCCGCTGGCAGCACAAGGCTGTAGTAAGTCTGTATCGCAGACGTGTTGCTAAACACTACCGGAGTAGTAACTTTGTTAACCACTATCGGTCCGACAGTCCTTAGTACTCGTAAGTCTACAATCTGGTTAGCAGCGATTTCAGTAGTAGCGGCGGGAACGTAGATAACTGCAAGCAGCACATCGTTAGCTGTTCTTGCTGGAGGCTTAGGCGCGGCGTTGGCAGTTCCTGTTCTTACTTGCTTGGCGCCCGTGCTATCTGCTACTACTAAATCGAATCGCGGATTAGTAACATCAGCAGCGGCAATAGTCACAGTACCAGCTGTGACTGGACGTAAGATTCCATTGCTTAAGATGGAGGCTTTCGCTACGTTAAGAACTAGCAGTGCATTAACTGTTACCGCACCTCCTGCTAAGATGCAGTTAGTTCCAGCGATGCCCTCTACTAGTGCTTCCAAGTACTCTTGAAAGACTACAGACTGCACACTAGCTAAAGCTTCCCCGTCATCAGGAATTGACCAAGGCATTACTAACCTCCATCACCGATAGTCAGTGAGTAGGTAAACTCGATACCTAAAGTAGCATCTGCGGGAATAGCAGCAAATACTGACCTATCCATAGCAATGCCGCCAGAAGCAGCATTAAACACACAGTGCTCTGTTATGCTAGCAGCAGCATCAAAGACAAAGGTAGCTACTGTTGTGTAAGTCTTAGCTACTGCGTTAACTTGAGTACCTACTGACCTAGTAGAATCAGGGTTAAGGGCTGTTGTGCACTCAGCACCTAACGCAGTATCTGCTATGGACTCAGCTGCTGCACCAGTACCACAACCATGAAAGCGAAAGGTAGATATATCTGCGCCACCAGCGGCGTTAGCTAAATCATCCCGTAGGTAGTTAACAAAAGCAGTAGTTACTACTCTTCGGCTAATGCAGCCTAGCTCAACTTTCTTATCTGGGTAGATAATAGCAGCGTTAAGTCTGCCTTCCAGCTTAACATAGCTACTGTCAGCCGCCAATAGATTAAGCACCTTAACACTTGTACCCTGTGTTAGGGCACGAAGGTGTGCTCTCCAGTTACGCAATTGGTAAGCTGCCTTAGTTAAATTCATTAGTTTCTCCTTAGCTAGCTAAAGGTGTTAGATAGTTTTGTTTAAGAAGCAGCACATTAGCAGCACTCATTACTTGGTAAGTAACTTTAGCCTCTTGCTGCCCAATCATCTGAAAGATATTGTAGGCTGCTTCTTCAATTATGTAGTAAGGTTCTTCATTAGCAATCCAGCTAGTGAAAAGATTAGTGCTAACGTTAGGTCTCTTATAGTAACCTATTACTAAGTTGCTAATTGACCCAGTGCTCTTGATGTTAAGCATACTGCCTGCAACATACCAGACATTACTAGCTTCTCTGCCGTACTCATTAAGTACCGCGCTTGGGTCTATTTGGTCAAGGTACTTATTATGCGTGTTAGCTAGTTGAGTCCAATGACGCACATACTTAACAGAGCGAAAATCGGGCAAGTTAACAGCCAAGTCATACTGCTGCTTGTAAGCTTCCACAGGAAAGCCTACTATCACCTCTTCTAAATCACGATAAAAGTAGTCTACGCTATGCAGCTTTAGTGTAGCCTTGCGAACTGCTGCCGCAGTAGCCTCCACTAAATCTGGTCTACCAGTGATAACGTAGACTTCTTTAATTAACTCTGTAAGAGTCATGGGTTAGATACGCTTAGGAAAAGCTGCCAAAGGAACCACAGGCTTTAGTGAGACTTCTACTGCTGGTGCCAGAGCCTCTGATTCTGGGACTAATCCAGTAATAGGTAATAACTGCTTAGTACGCTGAAGAGCAGGTGCGACAGCAGGAGCCTCGGTAGATATTCCATGCACTTTAGTTGCTACCAGTTTATCTAAGGCAGCTATAACTCCTGCATCAGAAGTGACCAGCTTACCTCCAGTGAATACATGCGCTACGCCATCAGTACCAATAAAAGTTGAGCCTGCTGTTAGACTGTAGTAAGTCTTTTCCATATTAAATCTCCTTATAAAGTTAGGTAGCTAGCTCTTGCCCTGATTAGCACCAAGAGCTAGCTAATAGTAACAACGCTTAAACTTAAACTGCACCAGCAGTGAAGTTGTAGAGAACAGCGTTAGCTTGAGGGTTCTTAAACAGTGCTGTGCACTCAGTAGTAATAGTACCCCCAGTTGCATCAATACCGTTATCAACTGCATCGCTGCTAGTATTAAAGCTTTTGTGCTCAGTTTTACGTCCATTCAAGTAAGCAATGCTAAAGGTAGGAATATCTACTACTACTCCCATCCTAGCAAACACAGAAGTCTTGCCAAAGCCGTTAAACTGACGATGCTCAATCATGTGAACTAGGCCTCTAGATAACTGGACTGTCTGGAACTGTAGGCCAAAGCTAGTTGCTCCGTTAACAATCTGATAGTTACCACTAAGTCTGCCAATCTGATTGATAACTCTACGAGCAACACCTCCTACAAACAGAACACGACTACCATCACCACCAGCATCGGTATCTTGGTCGAAGGTTGGGTCAATAGCAGCTTCTAACTGTGTTAAGTTAGTAGTAGCACCTAAAGTAGTAATGTTACCAGCAGCGTTAAGAGTTGTGTTAGCAATAACTCCCTCCATTGCTCGCAGTGGCTGGCCACCTTGGAAAGAGTTAACTTTCTGGCCAAGAAACAGTGCACGCTCAATCTCATTAGCGTGAAAGATAGCACACTCTTTCTTATTGCTAGCAATGTTGGATTCACCAGCAACAACGCTAGTAGCTGCGGTACTGCCACTAACTGCCCATGTGTTACGGAAAGTTTGTGTTAAGTTGCTGTAAGGAACAGCATCTAGGCGCAAAGCTCCTGGACGCAAGCTGCTCTCAGGGAAAGCAGTACCTGCCATGTGCATAGCACCACCGCTAGGTATGATAGCTGCTACCACTGTACCAAAGCCCCTGCGAACTCTAACTTGCGTAGGAGATAATACAGCTTCAATAAGCACGTTCTCTCCAGTAGCTTCTACACGGTATACCATGTTAGGCAAGCAGTTGTTGGTATTAGTGCACTCCAAGGTTGTTAAGTTAGCAGCTTGTGCAGAAGCAATGCCTACCAAAGTAGGGAAAATCATTGTCTTACTGTAGTAGCCATGCTCTACCTGTAAAGCTGTCTCGGTTTTCATCCGAGCTGTTAAGGCAAACAAAGGAGCTTGCCCGTTAGGTGATAACATGGTAATTGCTTCTGCAAAAGACAGAGCCGCAAAGTTTACTGGCAGTTGATTTGTTGCAAATACGCCTGATGACATAATTAGTTCTCCTTAATTGTTAAGTTAGATTATTAACTAGCTATTAGCCAATAATCTCAAACGTCCAAGCAGTAGCACTTGTACGAGTTAGCATAAGTACGTTACTAGAGTTAGCTGCTAAAGTAGTGTTACTACCAGCTACCAAAGTAACACCTGTACCGCCAGCAAGAGTTTGCACAACAGCAGTGCGGTTACTCATGTGCAGTAAGCAAGAATCACCATCTACTAGCTCGGTAAGAGTAGCAGATAGTAAAGCTGCCGTAGGCAGTGTATCAGTAAATGCTATTCCTACACCTGTGCGGCGAATAACACCTCCTGGCTGCATTTGCTGCGCAGTTAATGTAGTACCAGCAGCAGCAGTTACATCAATAGCTATGATGCCTATTGATGCTTGCTGACCAGCTTCTACACGCGAAGCATCGCGCTCCAAGCCATTGTCTCTAATCATTAGCGCTTTCATGAGTACTCCTTCTTAAATTAGTTAATTAAATGATGCAATAAGCTTAGTCAATCCAGCTAGCAAAGTTAGTTCCACTAGAATCAGCCTTACTTTTGGTACTACTAGCAATAGAAGCTACATCTGTTCCTGCGGCTACTGAAGCAAAGGCGGCTATGTAACTTTGTGCTTGCTCTGCAATCTGGGCGGCTGAAGCTTTGGGGTTTTGTTTTGTTAGCTGCGCTTGTAGCGCATCCATTAGGGGACGAGAAGCCTCATGTGCGAAAACCGGATTAGCTGCTAGTGTGTCTGCTATCTGACGCTGCCTAACTATCTCAGGCATCTTACCTAATAACTCTGCGTCACGCTTTGCTAGTGCTTGTTCGATTAACTTAGTTGTGGCTAATGTCTGATGGGAGAATGACTGCTGGGCGACCATGTTAAGCACTGCTGTCATAGCTGCTGCGTCACCAGTTTGCGCTGCCTTGAGTAATTCTGGCGGCACTGTTTTAGTAAAGTCAGCGGACTTAATAGCTTCTTGTAACTTAGCAGGGTCAATGTCAAATAAGGCAGCAGGTGCAGGTGCTGGCTTAGTAGGGTCATTCTCCCACAACTTGCTATGAGCGTCGAGGGGGGATACAGGAGGTGCTGGAGCAGCTACAACAGGTGCTGGAGGTGCTGGAGCTACTACACTAGGTGCTGCTGGTGCTTTGGTAAACAGGTTCATGATGCTCATGTTAGTATTCCTTTAGGTTGGGGGCACTGCTGGTTGGGAAGAAGGTGCTGCATCTGCTAGTAGCTGCTCTAGCAATTCTATTTGGCCTATTAAATAAGCCTCTTGCTGGGTGAACTCAGCTACATTGTTAGGGTCTAATCGTAAACTAAGCCTCTTATCTACCCTATCAGTTAGTTCGTTGTGAAGTCTAGCGAACTGCAAGGAGGATAACTGGGTAGCTAACTGCGCTTCGTCAGCAGTTAATGTGAACTGCAGGAACTTACTGTTAAGCTGTATCATTATTGAGGTGCTCCTAGTGGTGGTGCTGGTTGTTGAGGCTGCTGAGGTTGTTGCATGGGCACTCTGCGGAACTGGTCTAGCTCCTTAGCTCCCTGTGACTTAAGGAAGTGTATAAATAGCCCTACTAAATCTATCTCCTGCTGAAGCTGTGGACTAGAGCCTATTACCTGCATAGCTACCTGCATAATTTCAGTGGATATTAGCTTAGATGCGGGTAAGAATCCATCGCTAACTTTGAATTCAACAGCTTGCTTACGCAAAGTTAAGGTATCAATGGTAACTAGCTTTTTCTGCTCACGCGAGAATATCTCGCCATCAGTAGCGTACTGCAAGATGTTAAGTTTAAGCATCTCCTTAACAGGAACAAACACTTGCGCCTCTATAAATAGTGCCATTGTCTGGAATCTGCCGTCACTGTTACCTCGAACATCCTCGTACTCAGACAGTGTTCGGTTACCTTTAGTAAACTGCCCTAGATTGGAGGCGTTAATACCTTGAAGCTTGTCTGCAAAGTTGACAAGTAGCCCCATTTCCTGTAACATTCCTTGGCTAGCTGAATCATTGTAAGGGAATGGGTAGACTGCATCACTTAATTTACTATTATAAGCAGAGTTACGTACAGGTATTCTAGCTATGGGGTTAGCACTGTTAATAGCTTCATGTGAAACCAGCGAAGGATTGTACAGAAGCCTGTCAAACTGCATACGTCGCTTGCTATTTAAGGAAGCATTAAGCATTGCACTAGCTGCATCCTGCAAAGGTATGGCATTTTGAGCAAAACTCTTTGTCTGGTAGTTAAGACCATCCTCTAGTGGCTGTCCTATTACTATGTTAAGGTTGTTATGCGCATTAGTTTGACGCTCAGCTAAGATAACAACAGCTTTGTTAACGATTACTAGCTTCCAGATTTGTGCGGAGTTACTGCCTGGCACTCTAATGGCGAAGTCGCTAGGCAGCAAGCGCACATAGATAGTCATTACTTCGTAGCTATCTGAGTAGTTAATGCGAGTGCGTGCGCCTTCTGTTACCCAAGAAGCCCAATTGTTGCCATCTTGGTGGCTAGGCGGATTAGTTTGCGCGTTGATTAGGGGAGTATAGTAGCTATTTCCAGGATTGCTAGATTCTAAGGCAGGCTTTATGTTCTCCTTCATAACTCCGTCAAGATTCTGCACGAATTGCTTAAAGGCAACTCTTCCGTGCATCTCTACATAACCCGCAAACTCACCTTTAGAGCTAACATCTGCTGGAGCTACCCTAGTATCAAAGAATGTGTTGTACATATCTAAGCGCTTGATAACATTCCCAGACCAGATAACCTCTTTAGGCTTGCCTTCAGTAGCAGAAAATTTAGTGTCCGTGACTAAGTTAAAGGTAGAGATAGATTTCCAGTCTACCTCCAGCCCGTGTAGATTGTACTTAAGCCCATCGCGAAAGAATAAGTTTAGCTGGCGAATCCAGCCTCCTCTAATACTATTCTCTTCCAGTATAGCATCATACATAGCAGCAGTGTTATCTAGCTCTGCCTTAGCAGTTACTACCCCGAAAATTGGGTTACCTGTGAGGAATACTTTTGACAGATAGTGAACACCTGCCTCTACTTGAGGCATAACTATAGGGACTGTCTGGTCTTGTATCCTAGACTTATCCCCATAGCGATTAGCTGCCTTGGCCTCTAAATGCGCTACCCCTAGATTAGCTTCTCGCTGATATGCGCAATCTACATCTAGTAGCTGTTCGCGCGTAGCTCCAACAGAGTAGTAGTTATCAAACAGGTTATTAGAGAACTTAAGCAATGATTGCTGGGAGAGCTTGCTAAGAGGAAAAACTGCTGCTGGAGTAGTCATAAGTAGTAATCCGGTTAAGTTAATTAAGGCTAGAAGGAACTATTCTCTGCCAGTGTGTAAGTTCTAATAGCTGGCACACTATCTATCACACCTCTGATACTTGTTAAGTGCGAGTAATTCTGTATAACTTGCGGAGCATAGCACAGAACGTCTAGCTCGTCATCTTGGTTATCATTCTTAAGAGGATTCCACCTTGCTATAGCAGACTGCACCACAGCCCTACAGGAGTCAGCAATTAGCAGCTCTGCTTCTTTCTGCTCAGTAGTTACCAAAAGCTCTAACATAGCTTTGATGCGTGAGTTCTTAATAACTCTGCCTGGGTATACTTCCACGAAATCAATGCCAGCTAAGCCTATCTCCTTGCAAATCTTATCAAACCAGTACAGCAAGCTCTCCTGATAAGCTACAGATTCAACAGCTATTAGATAGCAGCCTTTGCGCATAGCTATCTCAAGAGCATGGTTAATGGTACCTCCAGGAGTTCGCACAACAGTTGTCAGTTCTCGCAGCATAGGCTTACCATCAAATATCTCAAAATAACCAATAGCTGTGTTGTCACTATTACGCTTACGTCCAGCAGGGTCAATTATTATGAAGCTACCTTGAGGAGAGCAGTTAGCTAAATCAACTGGGTCTTTAGGCATCTTATTAAAATCTATGTGAGCCACCATAGCTGCGTTCTCATCATTCATTACTTCACTAAGAAAGATTTCAGGCTTGCCTAATTCCAAGTCTGAATTGAATTCATCCAGCAAATCTTTCTTGCTTCTTAGCTCCTCCCAGATACTACTGCCATCTGCAAGCAATGCCCCAACTATTAAGCTAGTCCAGAAAGTACTTTTGCGTAACTTGCCAAGGATGCTTCCTTTGAAAGGGTACATGTTACCTACAAATACAAATATGCATGAGATGTGTGATTTGGTCTTTAGTAATGTACCTAACATCCAATCTAGTAGCTCATTGCTAAGTACTGGAGATTTAGCATTTTCCCTTCCCTGCATATCATCCATTAAGATGAAGTCAGGTCTAGCATGATGCGAGTTAAGACCACGCAAGGAAGCTCCTGAGCCAAGAGCTATCAGTGTTATGTGCTTGCCTCGGTAAGAGAAAGACTTCTCTTCTTGTGTATCTTTAGTAGCTGGGTGAAGCTTCCAATTACCAAAGGTAGCTATCACGTTAGGCTCGGATAGCATATCTGCTACGTCAGCTAAGATGTGCTGTGCTCTTGAAGCAGTCTCACCTAGAATAAGGAAGAACTTACGCTCGGTAAGCAGGATACACCAGACTATGAATAGCTTTAGCAAAGTAGTCTTAGCAAAGCCGCGAGGCAGTCCAATAGCTAGCCGCAGGAAACCTTTAGTAGTTAACGCATTATCTGTAAGTAGCTTCCATACAGCACAGAACTCTTTAGGGAACTTGTAGGTAATAACGCCAGGAAGTACTAAGCAAGCGAAGAAGTCTAAATCAACTTTGCATAGCGCTATTACTTCTTCCCTGTTAAAGCTTTGTGTTGACTGGTTCTCGCTCTGGCTGATTGGACTGATTGCTAATGAGTCGTGCAGGGACATTTATCTTAGCTTCCTTGATAGTTTTAAGAGTTAGGAGCATTGCTTCCGCTCTCTTGGAATCTAGTGCTTTAGCGCGCAGTCTAGCTAATCGCTGCGCTAATGTCAGCATCGGTGATTGCCAAGTTACTTTGTGCAGCTTTGTTTGCCAGTGCATGTTGTTTAGCCTCCACGAGTAAGGTAGCTGTTTGCATTGTTACTAAAGGTCTCCCTGCCACCTCTATAATTTCGTTCTGATTATTAAGCTGGAAAGCTACTGTAAGCTTAGGAGGGAGGGTTAAGTTAATTACCTGAGTTAGTTGGGTAGATTGCTCAGGTGCTGCTGAACCTCTACGCTTCATAGCGTTAATCATGGAGCTAGCTTTAACTAACTCCATTGGGCGCATGATTAAATTAACAGATGCCGATAGCTTCGCCAGCAAGAGGTCTTCAATACCATCAATCTTGCTATCCCGCAAATTGTTTGCTTGCAAGGTGTCAAAGCGAAGCTGAGCTACCCTAGCCGAGATTTCGGGGATAGCTAGCAACTGTGATACATAGCTCTCAGAGCAGCCAACAGCACTAGCTGCTACTGCATTAGATATTCCGCTGCCTAGCAGGGCAATCAGCTTTTCTTTCATAAGATGCTTGCTCCTTCTTGATAATGATTAACGTAGGAAGCATTCTAACAGCACAGGTAGCTTACAGCTAGGGGGGATAGCTAAAAAGCTCGAGCGCAACTCACAATGAGAGAGGCTAGCAGCTAGCAGAAAAGCTCTAGCAGAAAAGCTCCTGCTATTTGCGTTTTGAAAAAGTTTAGTAGTATTGGCAGGGTTACTTAGAATACATCCGTACAGCAAACGTAAAAAAGGTCTCTACCCCCTAGCTAGCTAGATAGCTTAGCTTTTAGCTCGCTGTTGCTGTTGCTTTTGCTTTTGCTTTTGCTTTTAGTCCTTAGCTTCTAGCGCAGCTAGTAGCGTGCAGTTCGCTATCAGCGGCTTCATCGCTGGTAGCAATGCTTCTATCTAATTACCTGCGAGCGATAGCGAGCAGTCATTATGCTTTTAGCGCGCAGCGCACTCCGAGCGATAGCGAGGAAAAATTTTTTAGCCCCTAGTAGCTGTTAGTAGCTAGGGGCTGCTTTGCTGCTTTGCTGCTTTGCTGCTTTGCTGCTTTGCTGCTTAAACAGAGAGCAAATAGCTGTTATCATCCTGCCGCTGGCTGTTGCTGTCTAGGCAATCGCTGCTTTGTCGCTGCTCTGTCGGTTGCTGCTCTGTTGTTGTTGCTCTGTCGGTTGCTGCTCTGTCGCTGGCTTGCATAAATGCAAGCAGCAGGATGATTAGTAGGATGATGATTGCGGTTACTAGCCTGTCTAGCATAGCTTCCTGCCTTTGCTGCTTCAGGTGTTCCTTGGTATAGTTTCGCATGATTAAATGCTCCTTTGGTTAGTGTTTGGTTAGTGAAGGGTAGCAGGTGCTACCCTCCTTGCTGCGTTCTGCTTGTGTTCCGCTTGCTGCTTTTTAAGACTAGATTCCTTCCATCAGGGTGGCAACTGCTGCATCGCGGGCAAGTTTACTAGATAGCCATAGGTACAGCGTAGCTGCTTCCGGCTCACTATTAAGCTCGGGGAATGCTGAAAGTCTGTTAATTAAGGTAGCTGCATCCTCCGCGCTTAGTTTGTAAGCTGGCGCGGCATAGCCTTTAAGCATGGCAGTTAAGCGTTCAAGATGCACGGGCTTCCAGTTATGCGCTTGCGCAATAATCTGCATCGCTTCGCAGTCCATCCAAGCCATTATCTCTGAGCCGCTAACTGCTGTACGCTCGCCAAGTCCTGCAAGTGCGATGAGTTTAAACAGAACTTCATCAGTTAGAGTTACCAAGGTACTAGCTCCTAACAGTAATGGCTCGCCACTCTTGATAAGATGCGTAATTGCAAACTGCTTGAATAGCTTAGTGGCAGCAGCGTGAATTGCTGGCGTACTGTAGGATGTTGCAGGGGGCAGAATTGCATCCAATGCCCCCTCCACGTTTGAGCAGCTTACAAGCAAGTCCGTAACAATCGCGGCAGGTGTAGATTTATTTGTGCGCCCTTTGCTTAGCAGGCTGAAGCCTGCGGGTGCTGGCTTGCCTGTTAGTGCGCGGCTGATGCTGAGGATTGCTTGTGCGGGCGTTGCGTTAGTATTCGTAGTCATG